TTTTTTTTTTTTTTTTTTTTTTATTATATTATCCATCATAACCCCGGACTTGACACCTACCCCTACCCGTGCTAAACTGGTCGGGAGTAGAGAGAGGGTGTCCAACTTTTAGGACACTTTTATTCTACAGCATATTAAAGGCAGGTATTCAGATGAATACTTTAATTGTGAATGATGAATTCGGTAACAATATAGAAGTCGCCTTCAAAACGCGCAAATCGATGCTAATTGCGTTGGGACAGCTTGTGAGAAGCGGGAAACAAGTTGTGGTGAAGCAATAATGAAATATCAAGGATTGCGCGAAGTATTCAAGATTACGCAATGGAAGGATGGTTGCGTATATCGCACTAAATCGGTGGGATTCGCGTGGGTTACGTTCGATTATAATCCACCAAATGATGGTAATCTGATATTTAACGCTGTATCTACAAGAATTAGTGGTCAGTTGTTAAATAAAACGATTAGAACAGTTAATGATGATGTTCAAGACATGGATATCACTACATTAGCTGAATTAGGAGTCAAATGATTATCTGCAATTACGAACAAGTTCAGCGATTCAAGGCTGACCACAAAAATTGCCAGCTTGAAACAAAGTTAAGAAAAGACTTTGATAATCAAGTTGTCGTTCGTTGCGCGTATCATGCACAATTGATTGTTACCACAATTCCCTATCAAATGTTTTGCCTCCATATCGATAAATGCGCTGGGCATAGTTCTTGCCCACGCAATTATTCATGTTGTGAGTAAAATAATCAAATGACTAGAAAAGAAGCTACAGATTACGCACGCGAAAGGTTAAACGAATTTAACTTGCAGGATTGGAAACTTAAGTTAGTTTCCTACGCGCAAGGTAAATCAGTTTTTCTAGGCAAATGCGATTACAAGAATAAGACAATATTCTTGAACGCGCATCATATTGATATCCATCCTGAAATTGAGGTAAAGGATACTATCAATCACGAAATAGCGCATATTCTTTGCCCATATTGTGGTCATAACTCACAATGGCGTGCTAAAGCAATTGAATTGGGTTCTACAGGACAAGCGTGCGCAACATATGATTTATCACCGGCGGCTATTGATGCAATTCGATCAGGTGATATTCTTGAAGTAGATTATATTGAGCGCAAACAGATTGTGATGGTTCCGCAAGAAGAATTGGTGCGCGAACCGAAATATAAGATTACCAAGTTTCAGGATAAATGCGAAGTTTGTGGTAAACTTGCTAAAGAAGTTAGCAGTAAAGAATTTCGCACTAAGCCGAAGTTAGTTAACGGCAAATTAGTTAATGGAGTTCTACACCGTCAGGTGGAATTAGAATGTGGTCACATTCGTATCATTCCATGTGATTCACAATCACCATTTGATTTGATGGTAAGTAATTTCTGGAAAGAACACGTTATCAATTGCAAACATGAATGGAATAAGAATAAATGCATGATTTGCGAGGAATATCGGTTATTTCCATTTCAGGTTGAGGGCGCAAGATTTTTAGAAAAGCAAAATGGTAGAGCAGCTATTTTCGATCAGCAAGGTCTTGGCAAGACAGTTCAGGCATTAGCTTATTTGAAGTATAATCAGGAGAGTTTACCATGCTTATTTATCGTAAAGAGTAAGCTAAAGTTTCAGTGGTTAATGGAGATTATGAGATGGTGTGGTGAGGATTATTTTCCTCAGATAATCTCCGATTCAAAACAAGGTGTGATGCCGGGATTGAAATGCTACATCACATCATTTGATTTACTGAGAAGAATTCCAAAAGATAGATTTAAGAAACTTGGTATTAAGTGCGCGATTATCGATGAGGTTCAATCAATTAAGAATCCTGATAGCACGCGAACTCAGGAAGTGCGCAATTTATTGCGCGAAGTACCACACATTATTCCATTGTCAGGAACACCGTGGAAGAATCGTGGTTCTGAATTCTTTGTTGTATTGAATATGTTGGACCCAGTTAAGTTTCATGGGTATCAGCATTTCTTGAATACATGGGTTGATTACTATCAGCATGGTAATCGAACCAAAATGGGTGGTATTCGCCGAATTAAAGAATTTAAACAGGCAATATCACATATCGCTATTAGACGCGAACGAAACGATGTAATGCCGGAACTACCAACCGTAAACAGAATGAAACTTGTTTGCGAGATTGAGGATTCGGCGCGCAAAACATATGAAGATGAGGTATCTGAATTCGTTAAATGGTATAACGAATTAGTTATTTCAGGTGAAGAAGATAATGCATTAACTGAAACAAATGCAATAGCTAGACTTCAGAGAATGCGTCATATACTGGGCTTAGCCAAAATTCCTAGCACAGTAGAATGGGTAGAAGAATTTGTTGAGGAAACCGGGCGTCACTTAGTTATTGGTGTTCACCATAAAGACGTAGGCGAATTACTTGTAAGGCAGATTAAAGAATTAAACATCTGTGAAGTTTACGCGCTAACTGCATCATTAAGTGATACAGAGAATCAGCGCGTTAAAATGGCGTTCATTAATTCACCATTAGCTGTAATGGTTGCTAGCACATTATCAGCCGGTGAAGGAACTGACGGATTACAGAAAGTATGCTGTGATATGGTCATTCATGAACGTCAGTGGAATCCGATGAATGAAGAACAGTTAGAAGATAGATTGATTCGTATTGGTCAAGATTCGCAGAAAGTTAATTGCACGTATGTTCACGCGGAAAACACTACAGATACTCACTTAGACCTAATTGTTGAGACAAAAAGAAGGCAATTCCACGCAGTAATGAATAAAGGAACAATTCCTGAGTGGAAACAATCAACGATTATCAGTGAATTGATTCAGTCAATTGTGAATTCAAGGAAAAAATGAAACGTAAACACTGTGTGGATTGTAAAAAACAATTCAGAGTGCGTAACGATTCAGTTTATCGTTGTCGTAAATGCGCAAACAAAGATTTTGATGGTCAATCAGACGGAATGTTCAATAGACCAAATCGAAGGAAAAAGTAAAATCGTGCCTAGAAAGAATCCGCATCCAAAGTTAGCACATAAGTATCACCGTGTGAAATTAAAGTTTGGTGAAGTGTGGGCGTGCGCACATGCCTCATGCCCACACTATATGCCAGATTATCTAACGCCAACATTATTAGGTAAAACTAGTATTTGTTGGGGATGCGGAGACGATTTAATTTTGGATGAGTCAAATATGAAGAATGACCAGCCAAAATGTGCGAATTGTGATAAGTCCACGAAAGAAATTCGTGAGTACTTAAATTCATTAGGTGTAGAATGAAACAATGTTATGTGTATTATATTGGTGCTGATAGAAAAGAACGAATTAAGAAAGAAGAGGTGATATCATATATCAGATTAGTTTCTGATATGACAAGTGAACAAATTAAAGCAAAGTTAAATAATTCTTCATCAGTTAATCCGATTAAGATTTATTCAAATGAATATTGGATGGAGTAATTAAATGACTGTATTCTATGACGATAATTATGGTCATTACGATATAGAATCACAGGATGATATTGATTTCTATCATCAAACTCAGCGCGCATCAGTTTGGAAGAAATGTAATGGATGTGGACGGCGCGTAAAGATTAAGCCAGAGTATGGTTACTGTAATTCATGCGCAGATAAGCGAGAGAAAGGTTATGACATTTAATATCGTTTGGGGTTATTAATCTATTTAATACTGCCGCCAAGCCATGATGAATAAACGTATACTAAATCATGGTTTGGCGGTAGACTTAAGGAGATTAAAAATGAGTTGGTTACTATACAAAATAAGTCAATTCTTTGGTTCAGTTTTGTGGATAGATAAAATCAGGTGGTGGTTTGAATCATGAGAGAAGTATTTCAGTTCAATAAAGATAATTTACACATTCAAGTGTTTAAAAATGAGCATCAAGAATTTGCATTGATTGTAGCAGATGATGAGATGAGAAGTAGAATTACAATCATTATGAATCAGTCAGAAATGTTGGATTTCGTTATCAGATTGAAGCATGGTTTAGAATAAAGAGAATTTAAATGACTAGAAGTGTTGCGGAAATTGGTAACTTGTGGCCACGTTGTACAAATTGTGGTCATATCGCGCAATCACATTCTTTTGAGGGATGTGGTGAAATTGGAAAAGGTCAATGTTCAGAGTGTGGAAATTGGCACAATAAGGCAATATGCAAATGTAGGAAATATGAGGGCATGACGCGCGCTGAATGGTTTGCATTACTTACTCCTGAAGAAATTGCTAAATACAATTATTCATTGGAAGAATAATGAATCACACATTTATCGCCGCACCGTGGAATGAGAAGATATGTCAGAAATGTACTGGCCCGGAGAATATGCATGGTGACTCAGCTACATGTGAAGCATGTTCAAATGTAGGTAATTTGGAATTAGTTGGGAAATTGTTTTTGTGCAAGACATGCGAAGAAAAAGAAAAAATAACACCAGAAAAAAAGGAAGCCGCGGAAAAGCTCTCTCTTGAACAAATAGTTAATCAAGTTAATAGGATTGTAGATACTGAACAGATTAAATCGATGAATGGCGATTCAGTCAAGAGTATGATTGATGAAGCCATTAATGGTGATGTTAAGCAATACACAGATTTTTTTAACGCGAAGATGCCGTCCATAATTGAGTTAAAGAATCTAATCGATTTGGATGATAGTATAATTGGAACCGAAAATAAAGCATACGCGCTGGCAGTTGCATGTCGTAAACGAATCAACTATTTAGCCCGTGTTCTATTCCAATTGAAAGCAGGTCAATTGGAAGCGTCAGCTGAAGTTAAAGTAATTCAGAATTATGTAGGTAAGGTAATTCCAGAAATTAGAATGAAGTTGCGTCATGAATTCGCGGAGATGACGCCAAACTATACACCACAAGTTATTAAAACTTCAACACCAAAAGTTAAAGCAAAAGCAAAAAATCCGGAGGAGAAATTAGCTGAATCCTATTCGAAGATGATGAAGATTCCATATGATCAAGCATTAAAGCTAATTCGTAATAAGATGCGCGATGATTGCACATGCTCAGAGACTCCGGGTATGTGTAAAGTTCACAACAACATAACAGAAAAAGAAAAGGCCAAATGACCACAAAAACTAACGGCGAACAGATGGATTTCATTTTGAAAGCAATGAGAGAAATTTCTGCTAATAGTCCTGCAGAAAAAGAACTTCTTGATTTCATTCTCAGAAGTGAAGAAACTAGATTTGCATTCATGAAAACTGCGTCATTCATGGCGTGGACATTTCCCATGATTTTTGTGGATTTGATTACCGTGCTTGACGCTGGTAAACAAGAAATTCTTAGACAGATGAGAATTCAAGAACAAAGTGGACACAATTAAGGAATTTCAAATGAAAATTCAACCACGCACAAAACAGAAGAAACACCAGATTAGCTCGCGCGCTATTACCCAAATCAATGATGCAATTTCACGCGATTCAATTCGTTGGAATTGTTCTAAGTCATGGATTATTACAACGGCGCTCGGCGCGTTCTATGGTATCGATGTAGTAAAGCCATATGAGAAAATGGAAACTTACAATCTGAGAAAAGAAAAGTCTCGATTGATTAACTTTAGGAAACGCGCATGAAATTCTATCTCGCAGTTGAACATACTGAAGATAATGACGCGGATTATTTCAAATTCACGTCATTACATCTCGCTGTCCGATATATTCAAGAAGAAGGATTGGATGATTGGTTACTATCTGATAAGCCGTTCACTGAAGAAAATAATGAATTGCTTGAAGATGGACTTTACACATTTATAGGATGATATGACTAAAAGTCAACTAATTCAGACACTTGAACCATTTACAGATGATATTGAAATAACTGTTCTTCGAGAGGGTAATTATAAATTTACCCCTCGAATTTTTTATTATATGTGTGATGGTAATGGAGAAATCATTCTTGCCGATTCTCGTGAACCACAAGGTAAAGCAGTTGAGTTAAAGGTGCGAGGATGAATAGATTTTATTGTGATTTGTGTGACAAGTTAGTTAAGAATCATTCTTTCTTGAGTACGATTGGTGTTCAATCAATTGATAATGATTCAATCTATAATCGAAGTGATTCAGTTCTCTGGCGTAGTGGTTGTGAATATGAAGTTTGCTTAGATTGTAGAGTTGCTATTCTCCAAAAGATTAACGAGTTAATAAAGAAAAATGACCAAGCCAACTATTGAAGATTTAATTATTGATTTAATCAATCTGAACTATGGGTTGAAAGGCGCCGAATTATCATTAAAGGTCATGGCTAAAGACTTAACCATGACTAATAATGAGATTCTAGATACTATTTTCACCATGATTGAGCAAGGTGATTTAGTAGAAGTAGAGTATATTCTACCAGGTAATCACACGTCTAAGTCATTCGTGTTGCCGAAAGGGACACATATTAATATCATTAACAAAACGCGAGTTAAGTAATGAAGAAATTTTGTTACGTTTGTGGGCGCGAAATTTTAAATCGTAATGACCAATTTTGCACCGCTAAGTGTAAACGGCGCGAATGGGCTAGAAGAATGAAACAAATTATCAAATCAAAACAAGGAAATCAACATGAACCCAGTTCGCGTTAATTGCTTTGCTGGTGGGGAATTAGATAATTTTCTTTTAGAACATGATAGAGAAAATAAATTTGTCACAATAACTGAACTTCCAGAATTTGAATTCTATATGAGTCGTGATCAATTAACTGAATTTATCCGATTGCTTAATATTAGGCTTGAGGCTATTTCATGATAAATATAGAAATGGACGCCACAATCTTATCTTCATTAATGGGTTGTGGTAGATACGTTGATTTAAGATTTAATAAGAATTGGCAAAAAGAAAAAGGTAATGCATTTGAAGTAGGTTCACTCGCTCACGCATTTCTCGAATACTATTACCAAGCACTGATAGATGGTAAATCAAAATCAGATGCTATGGATAATGGTATGACCGCCGCGATGCTATACGTCAAAGGCTGCCCGGTTTGTATTTCTCTCCCTATTGATTTCATTGGTATTCCACCATGTGGTCACAAGAATGGTGACTGGATTGGATTAAAGAATACTCCCGCCGATAATACAAAAGAAGGTAAAAAAGAATTAATCGGTTGGAAGTATGTTCTGAATACTTGTACGCAGTATCTTGCACGCTGGCAATCAGATTCATGGACTGTGCTTCATTCAGAACATACAAAAGGTGATATCATTTACCAAGATGATACACTGCGCATCTTATGGAAAGCTAAATTCGATCTCATTGTTGATACCAACGCCGGAATGATGTCGGTTGATCATAAGACGATGAAACAACGGCGTGAGTCCATTAGTTTAAGTAATCAGTTTATCGGTCAATGTACTTTACTTAAAGCAAGTAATATGATTGTGAATAAGATTGGTTTCCAATCATCATTAAAACCTGAAGAAAAGTTTGAACGCGCTGTGATTTCATATTCAGCTGATAGATTAAAAGAATGGCGTGAAACTATTGTTCCCTATTGGGCCTATAAGTTAGTTGAGTATAACAAGACAGGTTATTGGCCCGCTAATTTCACCCATTGTGAGACTAAGTTTGGTTATTGTGATTTCAAAGAACATTGCGAAAATAACCCAAACATGCGCGATAAGATTCTTGAACTGAATTTCTATAAAGGGAAACCGTGGGATATTTCAAATGACTAAAGGAACCTTAAAAAAGTTAATAGAATTAGCTAAAAATTTACCAGATTCAACTAAAATTGTTTCCCATGATAGTTATTTACATGGTTCTCATGGAATTTATGATTTGCCAAAGCAAACTAGTATAATTTATATTTGTTGTGCTATGGGTGGATGTAGTTGGCGTCATACACCAGCAGAATATTATAAACCAGCAATATTTTGGGATGGCACAGATTAATGTTAAAACTTCTTTGGTTTAACATTCGCCTACGCATTTCAGAATGGTGTAATAAACCTGAAGTAATTGAGCTATCAGGTTATGATTGGGTTGAGAGGATTGGAAAATTGTGATTGTTAATAGAATAATCATTGGATTTGCAAAACAAGAAGGTGATGTTGACGGAACCCCAGATACTAAGTTTATCGAATGGAATAAGGCTGATTATCTTTGGTATGCAGAAAAAGGAATGTGGCCTGCAGATTTAAAGTTAATTACAACTATTACAGAAGCTATTAAACATTATAATGGTGGAAGAGACAAAAAATGAGAAAAGTAACCATGACGAAGCGATTCTATATTGGTTCTCAGGATATGGCAGAAAGTTATCATAAGAATGGTGAACCTTCAGGAAATATGGGATTGCTTGCTGAAAAAATTGAAGAAGCCAAGAAAGTATTAGAAGCACATCCTGCGCGAAATTGTGTGTTCATTGTTGAAGTTATTAAAGTTGTTCGTAATCAGCCACGCCCAGTTATCATAGAATCGACGAGATAATGCCAACATTAGATGCTGAAATTAATATCGACGCGCTGTTTTCCATGTTTAAGGGTGAGGCGGGAACGCGTAAATCAACTGTAGCATTATCCTATCCTAAACCGCAGTATTGGTTTAGTTGGGATAAGAAGATGCGCGCATTACTTCTCCCAATGAAACATTGGAATATTGATCCCAAACAAATTAATTATGATGACTATAATGATTGGGATAAGCCATTAGCTAAACTAAATGGATTTAGATTAAATTGTCCATATAAAACATTAGTCATCGATTCAATTACATCATGCGCTGATGGTATCCTTTCTCAAGGAAAGAAATTAAAACAGGCTGATAGTAAAGGCAAAAAGATTAATAATATTCAAGTCAATTCGATTGAAGATTATAATGCTGAAGATGCCGCATTATCAGATTTAGTTTCTCTTTGTAAGGATATTCACGAATACCATAAAATTAATATTATTCTTATCGCGCATATTATGGAAGTCACCCATAAATCAGCTACGGGTGAAACTCATACTTCACGCACAATCGTAACCGCTGGAAAAAGAATTAGTATTAAAATTCCAGCATATTGCGAGGAAGTCTACCACTTCAATATCGGAGCATCAGTAGACCCTACATCAGGAGGTGATTATACATTTTTAACTAGACATACCGGAGATGATTTCGCGCGTACTTCTCTCCCCTTACCAAAAATAATTACATTTGGTGAGAATCAGGTATACGATAAGTATATCTTACCGTCAATAGGTCAGTTAAAAGCTGACTTAAAACTACAACAAGACGAACGTGACAAAAACAAAGGGAAAATCACATTATGAGCCCCATCGTATCTTTTGACGAGAAAGACTTACTTCGTGGTCAGGTTTATCCTCCAGCGTGGTATCGCGTGTTAATTGAGGCAATTGGTGAAAAGCAGGCGAAGAACGGCGAATCCACCAATTATCCTGTAGAGGGTAAGATTATTCGTAACGCGGATGATGGTGATACGACATATGCCAATTATCCGCTGGATTGGAATTTCAATAGCAAGGCAATGGGTTTTGCTAAGGGATTCTTCGTTGCAATGGGTCAGGAAATCGAAGCTAAGAAGCGATATGACCTTGCTGGTTTTGCTGGTAAGGTTATTGATGTGTTCGTGGAAAACGATATGTTTGATGGGCGCGTTGTGAATCGCGTCAATCACAAGTATCGTCAAGCATCGGCTGATTAATTAATCTGGTGTCCAGACTTATTGCGTTATTTTGCCACAAAAAGAAATTCTACGTGAGCCAAAATGACAATATCGCCTACATCGAAAGATGCGAAACGGCTTATAAATTGGGCACCATTTTTTGGAGATGATATGATTAACAAATACCACATTGAAGATGGTATGAGAGAACGATTGGATAATGATTATCAATATCATTCTCCTAATGAGGACCAGCAAGATAGGTATATTCTGATTCGTGCTGAAGCAAGGAAATTCGCTGAAACAATTCTGCGCAACACGCCAAAGTCTCGTGAACAATCTCTCGCTCTCACTTACATGGACCAAGTTGTATTTGCAGCAAATTCAGCTATTGCGAGGAATGAGTAATGGATTACGATAGACCTTTTGGTACCGGTGGTGAAGCAATAGCAACTCAATCGATGCATAACATGTCATTGAAAACACGCCTTGATAAGGCTGTTTCAGATTGTGAGGAAAGATTAAAGGAAGCACAGGAAGCGCGCGATATTCTTTCTCGTAATCCAGATTTGGAACGTCTCTTAAACATCATGCAAAAAGGCAGGTTCTAAATGATGAATCTATCAGATGATTTGATTGTTATGGGCGTAGATGACCAAGAAGAACAGGAAGCAGAAAACGGCGAAGTAATTGGTGACATCGCTGAAGATGCTGATGATCTTGGTGAACCAGATAATCCAAAGATTGATATTGACGAAGTAGACCCCGATGATGGATTTGATAAAAAGATTGCTGATGATGACGAAGTAGTTAATTAAGCATGCTTCGCGCTGCTGTAATTAATTAACAAAAAGTATCATTAGCAATAAGGGGTGCATGATTGATATCTACTTCTATCCCATAGATTGTAGGATAATTGATTATGCACCCCATCGTTTCATGGTAAAAATTAGATGACATTCCAACAGGCTTATCACGATACCCAAGATTGGAAGAGGCGCGTTTATTTAATATTCATGTACCATAGTACCCGAAAATATCAAAGTAAGGATTGGCGCGTGACTGATTCCGCTAATTATTTCCAAATTCCAATTAGCGCAGTCAGTGAAGCTCTAACTCTTAATGAACATTGGGAAATAGTTAAAAACTGTAAATCAAAAAATGAAGCTATCTTGAGGTTAAGAAATGGCAAAAATGTGGGAACCAATGAAACGCGAGATATATCTGGAATGGATAAGACTAATAGTTGAAGATGGAGATGATTTAACCAAGTGGGAAGAAGATTTTATTGAAAATATTACTAATTGGTTAGATAGTGGTAGAAATTTATCAGAAAGGCAAGCTGAAATTCTTGAAAGAATCTACGCGGAGAAAACGAATTGAAATACGTCCCCGGCTACGGCCCATTAGGTGCCAAAATAGTTGTATTAACTGATTGTCCTCAATATGAGGAAAATGAATCAGGTAAGCAATTTACTGGTCCTTGGGCTAAAGAATTCGATCGTTTGGCTAAAGATTGTGGGATAAGACCAGAACAATGCTGGCTAACTTCAGTCAGTAAATACATGGTTCCTCCCGCGCCTTTCGGTGAGAAAACGTCATTCTATCAACGCGGTAAGAATGCCGGAATAGATATAGATGAACAACTTAATGACTTAAGAAAAGAACTTCAAGCAATTAAACCAAATGTCATTCTCGCTCTCGGTAAAGTTCCATTATGGGCTTTAACTGGGCATAATGAAATTCAGGATTATAGAGGCTCAATTCTTCAAGGTCAAGGTCATAAAGTAGTTGCGACATATCATCCAGGCGGTTTATTAACTTATGGTAAGGGTGCCGAATTTCATGGTTATTGGAATCGGCAGATAGTTAAATTCGATTTCCGGCGCGCAGTTCAGCAATCTAAATTTCGTGAAATAGTTCGTCCTAATCGTAATCTTCACGTTTGCCGTAATTCAGCGGAATTAGCGGATTTTATTAAAAGACATGAGCACCTATCATTTCCTGCTATTGATATTGAGGCTGCTACTGACGGCAGCTGTATTCCTATTTGCATCGGAATTGCATTCACACCTCAAGAAGGAATTACAGTTCCGCTATGGAATAATGATGGTCTTAGTAACATTCCAGATAGTGACCTTGCTGCTATTTGGATACTTCTTGCTAATTTTCTTGCTAGACATGGGATTGTTGGACAGAATTTCGGTTATGACCGAGATAAGATAAAACGACTCGGATTCGTTATTAATTTCCTTAAGTCAGATACTATGCTTAAGGCATTTACAGTGAATCCAGAGTTACCTAAGAATTTAGCTTTTTTAACTTCAATTCATACAGAGGAACCATTCTATAAGAATGAAGGTATGTATGAAGGTTCGGTAGAGGATTTATTTATCGGGTGCGCGCGTGATGCCTGCTGTACCAAAGAAGTTGATCTCTCTCAAGATATTGAAATAGATTCGATGGGGTTAAGACCATTCTATGAGAACTTTATATTGCCATTGCACGATTTATATGCATATATCGAATCTGAAGGACTTAAAACGAATGAAGGAATTAGAGAATCACTTATTCGAAAGTATGTCGAATGGGATGAAAAAATACGGTTTGAATTGTACAATCTTGCGGGAGACCACATTAACACCAGCTCTCCAAAACAAGTCGCATCTTTACTTTACGATAACTGGAAACTCCCAAGGCGTAAAGGTGTCGGTGAAGAAGTTATCACGTCGCTCTTAAATTTACAAACTATTAAGAATCAAGATTATCGTCGTGGAATGGAATTAGTATTAGAGGATAGACGTGTTAAAAAGACCATATCAAGTTACCTACTTTCGCCCACCGATTTTGATGGGAGGATGCGCACCTCATTCTTTATATGCCTTGATACAGGACGTTCTAGCACGCAACAACAAGAAGCACCAATTAGACCGACAATTGAAATCAGAGAAGAAGGAAAGAAAAAGAAAAAATCTCTAGGAATGGCATTTCAGACTATCACTAAACATGGTGATATTGGTCCTGATATTCGGACCATGTTAGTTTGTGATGAAGGTGAAATATTTCTACAAGCTGATTCTAGTCAGGCGGAAGCAAGAGTAGTTTTCTTATTAGCTGAAGATTATCAAGCATTAGAGGATATAGATAAACATGATTATCACGCTCTCACTGCTTCTTGGTTTTTCGGTGGTACTGAATTTGATTATAGCAAGAAAGTGTTGGGTTACGAACATCCAATACGGTTTGCTGGTAAAACATTGCGTCACGCTGGACATCTTGGAGCTGGAAAAGGACGCGCCGCTACAGAACTCAATACTCAGGCTAGGAAGTATCACATTGACATATCGATTTCGGAATCAACTGCCGACACAGCATTAAAGATATTTCACGCGAAACAACCTAAGATTAAGCAGATATTTCAGGGTGATGTGATTCGCCGATTAGAGAAAACTAGACAATTAACTGCGCCAGTTCCTTATGGTATAGACGCACCTAAAGGTGGGACGCGCACATTTTTTGAGAGGTGGGGTGATGAATTATTTCGACAGGCTTTTAGTTATATCCCTCAACGCACTGTTAGTGAAAATATTAAAGCAGCCGCTCTTAGGATACGAAAAGCCCATCCTTGGATTAGAATATTGGCGGAATCGCATGATGCTTTACTCACTAGCGTTCCTATTGTTCGTAGGCACGAAGCGGCAGCTATTATCAAAACAGAGTTTGAACGTCCAATAGATTTCTCTAAATGCTCGTTGGAACGTGGTAGTTTAGTTATACCATGTGATATTGAAGAAGGCTACGATTTCTATAAATTCACAAAGTTTAAATTCAATGAAGTCACTAAAGTTATTACTCCAAGCCTTTTCGAAACATAATGATAAGATGATTCATCGAATTGAGATAGAAGCTAATTCAACAACTGAATTATATTCTAAACTTCTTCTTGAAAGTACAGTATTAGAAGAAGCAATTCAATTAGATAATCATATGAGAAAAATGGAGATGGATGATGATATCCCATTTTGAGGAATTATGACTTCACCAGATGGAACATTCGATGAAATTGACTTGGATGAATATCGTCGAGATTATAAAGATGATAAACGAATCCAATATCTAGTTGAAGAAATTAGTAATTTTGGTAATAAAATTTGGCTAAATCTTGATGAAGCTCGCGCCCTTAACGCACTATTAAGAGTTCACCACGGTTTATTCAGAGAACAAGAAGAATATACGCAAATACTTCGTCTTATTAATGGTTTAGGTACATTCGTGGATAAACATGACCAAAGATGAATTTCTGAGCAAAGTCAAAGAAATGATTATTCAGGTTGAAGGAAATGAGAATTTTGAATTTTTGATTCAAATGACTGAATTTCGAGATGCTGGTAATCAACTACAAGAAGTAGTTGGTAATGATATTGTTTGTACAACCTGTGCAGTCTGTATGGCTGAAGTTTTACAGAAACATATTGAAGTAAATAATCTTGAACATTTTGCTCATGTTCAAAAAGAAAAAGTTCACTAAAAATGACATGGCTTGAGCAATTACTATTATCAACAGATGAATTAGAATCACCTAAATCATTTTGGTATTGGTCGGCTCTAGCGACCGTTTCAGCGATTGTAAAAGATAATGTCTGGTTAGATAGAGGCGGTGCGTTTAAACAATACCCGAATATTTATGTAATGCTTCTAGCTCGAAGTGGGCTTAGAAAAGGACCACCTATAAATCTCGCTAAACGATTAGTCACTAAAGTTAATAATACACGAATCATTAATGGTCGCTCTAGTGTCCAAGCAATTCTCAAAGAAATGGGAACTGCTAGTACAGCACCTGGTGGTAAAATTGATGTTAAATCTAATGCATTTATTGTGGCTTCAGAAATGTCAGCGGCATTTGTTGAAGATAAAGCCACAATGGACATTTTCACTGATTTGTATGATAGGATATATAATGAAGGTGAATGGAAGTCATTATTAAAATTAGAATCATTTGTTCTTAAGGATCCAATTATCACAATGTTATTAGGAACAAATGAACCTCATTTTAAGAATTTTTTCCAAGAAAAAGATGTTCATGGTGGATTTATTGGTAGAATGTTCGTTATTGCTGAATATAAAAAACATCGCTCAAATTCATTAATTGATGATTTAGAAAATCCACTAATTATTGAAACTTTATTACCTCACTTAAGAGAAATAGCTAAAGTTAATGGACCATTTAAATCACTTAGTAAAACGCCAGCTGGTGAAATGTATAAACGATGGTATAAGGAACTTGATGAGGTTTATGATCAAGTCGAGGACAAAACTGGGACACTAGAGAGAATTGGAGAATCGGTCATTAAGGTGGCGATGTTGCTTTCTCTCTCGCGTGGCACTGATTTAGTCATATCTCACGAGGATATGGAAAATTCTATTATTGCATGTCAACGTCTTGTTGGAAATATACGAAAACAAACAATGACGCAAGGTAGTAAGCAAACTTTCGCAGAACAGAAAAATTTGATTATTGCTGAGTTAATGGGGCGCGATACACATTCAATTAGCCAAGAGCAATTACTTAAGAAATATTGGATGCATTTTAATATCGATCAATTGACGATGATTATGCAATCATTTGAATTAGCCGGATTAATTTTAACTCAAAATGTTGGTAATAAGATTATTTATCAAATGCCCGATGCTAGATTTGAGGAATTGAAGCGATTTATGGAGGGAAAATAATGGACCAAGATGACATGAAAATGATACTTAGTATGTTTAATGAAATTAATTCTAGATTACGAACATTACAACAAGATCAATATAATAGATTAAGAATTAATCAAATTATTGATATTACAGATGATAGAGTTCACATGGCTAAACAAATTGTTCATTGTTATGATACACCCGGTGGTGTGGTGGTGCATATAAAATGACCCACGAAGAAACTAAGAAATTAATTGATGCTTATCACAAAAGAGCAGCAGAAATTTATAATTGTCATGATATTACAGTTTCGGGAGTTAAAAATGTTCAACTTATGGCTGATGGTGCATTTGTTGAAGCTATGGTGTGGGTATCTAGAGAGGAATTAAATGACGAGAAGGAGAATAATGGCTAAAGATACTGTGCATACATTGGCGACGCGTCGAGAATATTTGATCAATTATCTTAAATTAAGACTAGAAGAAGAAAATTGGCAAATGATTTTAGTTTTAATTATGGAATTAATTGAAATTGATGCTAAATTGAAAGTGATGGAATAATCATGGAATTAGAACCATTTCTTCAATATTTCTTTCAAGGTTGTAAATTTCAATTCACTAGAGATTTTATTCTAATTGATGATTTAGATGGAAGAGTTATCTATAAGATGACATTTCATCGATTCTCCGACATTCCATTTGTAATTGAAATTGTGGAAAAATATTAAAAAAAGCCGGGTTGGCGAAATGGCAAACGCAGCGGACTTAAAATCCGCCGTCTATAAGACTTGAGGGTTCGACTCCCTCACCCGGCACCAAATTTTATGACTGTAAAAGAATTAATTGAAGAACTTCAGAAATATGATCCTGAAATGGCGGTTTATATTGAAGATTCTGAATATGGTGCTGAAGAAGCTGATTCAGTAGAAATTCGTAAAGAAGTATGGACATGGCATGGTAATGATCATTTTAAACAGAATGTATTGGTGATTAAATGAAAACAAAAAAGCCGAATAAGTTCGAAGTTGAAATCAAAGAATTAAGAGATCAAATTGTTAAATTAACACGTACTTGTGAAGATTTAGATACTGATAAACAGGAACTGATTAAGAGAAATCTTAATTTAGTAATTTTAATAAATCATTCTGTTAAACAATTATCCACTCTTTTACATGATATTACTAATAGCATGCCAAAAATTAACTAATAAAATTGAGTTCAAATGAACAAAATCGAGATTCTAGAGAAGCTGATAGCTCTAGCGAATAACAATCCTAATGAACATGAAGCTAATTCGGCTGCAAGACGGGTGTGCAAATTATTAGTTGAATTAAAAGTAAATTTCAAAACGCGTGGCGCATCACAACCTAAACCACAACCACAATCAAAACAACAAGATTGGTCAGGTTTTACTGATATTTTCAATGATGATTTTATAAAGCGCGCAAGAGAAGCTAAAGCACAAGAAGATGCAAGATATGCGGAAGATCGAAGAAAAGCACAAGAATTTTATGAAAAAGAGGCAGAAGAACAAGTAAGGAGAAATAGAGAACGATATGATAGGATGAAACAAGAGCAATATGATCGTAAACGAGGTAAATCAGAACCTTGGTATGAACGTGAACGTGAACCACGCGAAGCAAAAATTCCTAAAGATGTTTATTCAGCTCGTGAATGGGATTCTGGTATTCATATACCTAATAAACATGAATATGAATTTCGTCCTGTAACAAATGAATATGTCAGAGTTGGGCAGAAAAAACCACGAAATTGCACTCAATGTGGTAGGGAATATCAAACTGCTTATATTGGAAATATATTTGTTTGTTATAATTGTCATTGGAATAATTATAACAAACAAACTAAGGAAGCAAAATGAGTATAAATCAATCATTTACATCAGGATGTCGCGTTAGAATGAAATATTTTGATGACTACGCGACTGGTGAAGTTATTCTTATAAGACGTAATGAAATCACCGGGATTCATGAAGCTAAAGTATTATTTGATGGTCCCTATGATTTAGCTTATTGGTATTATCCTCTTGTAGATTTAGAGGTAATTACGGACGAATCCTCAACTCCGTAGATTTCTTAGGATTCTTTCCATAAGTCTGGGTTCCCATACCAAAGAATGAACCTGCAGCTAATGGAAGATGCTTAGGATCATCCTTCATGATTGAAATAAGATCACCAATGAACATCGGTACAAATAAATCACCAACTTCACCAGTTTTGGCATTTTTCATTGCACTAGTGAAATCACCATTTGAAATATCCTTTAGTGATTGTAATACAGTTGGACTAAAACTATATTCTTTTCCGGTAGGATCTTTTTGTTTAAGAATTTTGTAAACTAAAGATGCTGCCGGACTAAGTTTATTCGCAATAAAATCTTCAGTTACCTGTAATCGATTTGGAACTGCAAATCCTTTGCCAAGAATATACTGTTTACCAGTTGTCGAACTCTCGCGCTCACCTGATAACATTCTACCCATATAGGTAACATATGGTAAGAATCCACCATAGTTTTCAATACGCGTATTACCAAATCGAGATTTGCCGAAATCTGCACTAATTGGCATATCCGGAAATCCATGCATACCGGGAATTGGAACTAATGACGTTCCCTTAGTATCTGATAGCCTTGTTGAAGTTTTCGCTCCCAATGCTGACATTAACCCAGTCATAGTTAATCCAGCACTAGCTGTTGCTAAGGCTGCTTTAAGAAATTCTTTTCTAACAAATGGTGATGCGTTGACATAAGTTGCCGGATTCATCATTGCGACGCGCGATGCGATTAAACGCGGACTAAAAAACATCGTATTTAATTCATGCGCAATTCTGTCCGCACCACCTGGTAATTTACCTCTCCCAGATGCTGTATTAACGAAATCAGCTATATCAAACATCACATCTTTAGGATGTAATCCGGCATCTTTCGCATCTTGAATTAATGAATCGAATGTGTCAGCACGTAGTTTATTTAAGAAGCCGACATATGCGCGTTCACTAGCCTTAATTCCAGGAATTTTCTCTGCAAATTTTGAACCATACGCTTCTTCGCGCATCTCAGGCTGATTACCAATATCAGTGAGTTTTAGACCTGCTTGTTTGCCTAATAGATAATTAGGTCTATCCTTAATTGATTGCATGGTTGCATCAAACACATCCTGTGATTTGAACATCTTAATCATAGGAATGATATTATCACGCCATGCTGCTTTATGGATAAGTGGTAATCCCTGGCGTAAGGGCGCAGACATGTCAATTGATGCCATAATAGCTTTAGGCATATTAGCAATATCCTTAACAATTTGCATATTAGGCTTAACACCTAATCCACCATGCATCTCAATTACTTGGTCAAATTTAGCTCCAAATACTTGACGAAGTAACTTTAATTCACTGAATTGTGGTACTTCTTCGCGCTTAGCTGTGAGCATCTTAAGCAAGCCCATCTTAGCGCGAATTTTCTCATATGGAAGTAATGCACCTGATTTATCAACTTCATTTAATAAATCATTAACATCCGATGTACTAAGTTTGGTTCTCTCATAATCAACTTTTGGTAATTCCCCTTTTAATTCATGAAGTTGCTTATAGAACCCAGTTAAACCACCAGTATTGACTTTTTGGGCATTCTGAATTCTTTTTGCACGTTCTACTGAGTATAAATCCTCTTGTGTGGCGCGTTTCGGTCCAGCTTCACGTAATGCTGATAATAATTTATCAATTACTTCTGGTTTTGGTTCCCGATTAGCTCTGATTGTATTTGATTTATCATTGCTTCGAATATTCCCCTTTCCTCCACTGGGAGGCTCTTGGCGCTCTCCAGTTCGGCTGAGAAAATCTTCTGTAGTTGCTTGTCGCCCTCTTGATTCTTTATAGATTGATAAAAGGTTCTGAATTTCTGCAGTGTAGTTTCCATTTGCGTCTGTAATGGCACTGTGGTATTTGTTGACTGCTTTGTTGAATCGTTCGGGTCCAAAGGTTCCATAAATATCACCTAATCTAGTAATGAATTCAATAGCATGCCCAGGATTGATATTACCATGAGCAGCTACTTCTTTAAAATAAGTATCAAGATATTGACCAAATCCTTCCATTTTATTGAAATCAGATAATGTGACAACTGGATTTTCACCACCTTTTTCAAGTCCAATATGAGCAACTTCATGCATTGAAGTAACAATACCTTCAATTGCAGCAGATTTTGGTGAAAGTGTTTCAATATTTGGAAATGGATTTTGAAGAATAGCTGATTTTCCTGTATCAGGATTTGGAATATGATATCCATGAACATCAGGATGAAGAATAAATCCAGTTCGTTCTAATCTATCACTCCAATTTTGTTCACCAGCAGCATTAATAATATCAGCAATTGTATTATCAATAACTTCACTTAATCGTCGAAGTGCATAACTTTTCTGAAATTTTGTAGTTTCAGCTGGTGTTAATCTATCACCAGGATCATACATTACTGATTGACGTGCATAACCCCTACCTACACTTTTATCTCCGCTAATTGGGGTCATCGCCGCGTAGAGTTCTCTTAATTTAGTTCTACGTTCTTCTTTTTGGGGATTAATTAAATTCTCATGAATCATTGCATCAATATGTTCTTTTAATCCTTTTTTAATACTTTCTCGTTGAGTTGGAAATGGGTATTCAGGTGATCCTTCTTCAGCAGATGGATGAATATCAACTAAAACATGGTCCGGCATATGAGGAGTATTTTTGTCAAGATGCATATACTCCTTAAATTGATACATACCATTATTAAGATAATAAACTTCAATATTATTTCTATCTTTAATTGGATTTTCAGTTCTATCTTTAGGGACTAATACTTTAACATCATTTCCTTGAATATTTCGAGATCCAATTATCTGATCATCTTTATGTGATAAAAATTGATAATCTTTTGGATGTTTGTTATCTGCACCAAAAGGATCATAACTAACAGTAGCTTCAATATTTCTACTACTTTTAATAATTTTATCTGCCATATTTAAAGAGGTATAAGCATTTTGATCCTTTTTTAATTTAGTAGTAAAAATAGTTCCGGTTTGAGTATCAGGTGGAACCACTTGATAATTAATTGGAACTCCTTTTTTAATATCTACAGGAGTTCCTTCCATAGTCATTTTAACCTTTTGACCACGCATTTCTCTAACAGTTTCAACTTTAAAATATTCCCCACCTAAAATATAAGTAGCTTTACCGATACCTTTTCCACCCGTGGCACCAGTTTCACTAACTTTACCAGATTCATGTAAATTAGTATAAACTGTCTGTAATTCATGACGAGTCATACCTTTACCATTATCACCAATGGTAATTGTACCTTTTCTGATATCAACACTAAGACCAATTCGTCCTTCTTTACCTAAAGAACGAACAGCATCAATAGCATTCTGCATACCCTCACGAATCATAATTTGATGTAGAGGCGCAGAATAACCAGTAGTTAATTCATCAATTGACCGATCAAGATTTTGACCAATAGATGCGCCTTTATTTTTCTGAACTCTAGCAGCTTGTGGTTGCTCAGTTTTTAAGGCTGGATGATTAGGATTAGCTACTAATTTACCTTGTTCATTTTTGATGAAATATGGCTCTGGAGCCGGCACATTTGTACCACCACTAAAAGTCGCAGCTTCTTTCCCGAAATTCTGATATTTCGGATTTAATACTTTTTTACCTTCTTTATTAGTAATCCAATAATCCTTAATTATTGGCTTTTTAACTTCACTTTTTTCTGTTGTAATATTAAGTGGTTTATCAAGTCCCATTTTCTGGGCTTGACGTGCAATTTCATAACGTAATTCTTCAGTAGGTTTAAATTTGGGCGCTTCATAAGCCGGTTCTTCACCAACAGCAGTAAATTCAGGTGGTAAATTTGGTTTTGGTTCAATAGGTGGTACCATTGAACCACTTGGTTTTAAAGTAGGTCTACCTTTCATTAAATGGGCTAATCCCGCGCCACCCATTGCAGCTTCAGATAATCCACCTAATTTACCAATCCAATCAGGATCAGTAGCCATTTTACCTACGCCATGTGCTACCATACCTCCAGTAGCTAATTGACCAGGTAATTGTAATGCTCTAGATAATACTGGAGCTTCGTTAGCAGCTGCACCTACAGCACCAGCACCAGTTGCCTCAAGTCCCATCATTAATGGAGATGATTGGGAACTAATAAAATCAGCTAATCCCTGAATTCCACCTGATGTAAAACCTTTTAATTGTGCTCCTAAAACTGAATCATTTAATCCCGGTTCACCTAATCTAGATGTCATTTCTCGCATTGCTGGAGAGGTAATATCCAGCATTGGTTTATTAGCCCAATCAAATAATTCTCTAACTTTTGATGGACCTGTATCTTCTTCAGCACCAGTTTGCTGTTCTGATCCTTGAATTGGATTAGTTGGAGGTGTCCAATTATCTAATGGCTGTGTTGGAGGCTGCCACGGTTGATTAGAAATTACAAGATTATTTTTCTTTTGTAATTCGGGCATTATCTCCAACCCTTTGCTTTAGCCGCAGCAATATCAGCAGCAGACCATGTGGTAGTATCGTATCTATGTCCAGTTTCAGGATCAGTTATAACCTGACCACCCATAGGCTGTGAAGTAATTCGCTTACCAACAATATTACCATTAGCATCATAATTAACTGTGGTATCAGTTTGCTTTGACATCGCTTGACGGCGCATTTCAAGTTCTGCCATTACTTTTTCATGTTGCATCTTAGCTTCGGCTAATTTCTGCTCAGCGATAGTAGCTTGTGCCTCAGTTCGCGCATTTTGAGCCTTAATTCTAGCTTCAGCTAATTTTTGCTGATTTTCAGGAGTTGGCTTTAATTTTAGTGCATCAGCAGCATTCTTCTCTTGAGCATTCCAATGATTAACTTTATCGGAATCTTGACGTTTCTTGGTTTCGAAAATATCATTTTCTTTCTGCCAAGCAACATCAATAGCCTGCTGTTTAATATCCATTCCTTGCTGTTTAATATCTCTATCAGCATTTCCGGCTAATCTCTTAGCCTCACCTAAATTAGCTCTATCTTCTTCATTAGCACCTAATCCTAATGCTTTAACCTGATTTTGCCAATCAGCTAATTGATTATCATAATCACCATATTTGACCTTATCTGATGCAATATCAGCCATTCTTGGATCATATTTAAATCCAATAGGTTGACCACCAGATATACCTTGCGCACTTGCACCAGCACCCATACCAGCAATAGCTGCAGCTACATTACGTAATGCCCCTGGTTGTGGACGTTGGGGCATACTACTTAATGCAGAGGTATATTGATCACTAATGGTATGTCGTGGCTGGAATGCTTCTAATAAGTTACTATTAGTATCAGGCGCGGGAGTATTATCTAATCCTGATAATGGCGGCATCATTGTATCAGCAGAATTAGAATAAGTATCTAATCCTGGCTGAGCCATTGGTTGTGGAAATAAATTCTTTAACCTAAGAAATGATTGGATGTCCATTATGGTTTCCCGTAATAATCAACAGGTTCAGCACCACCACTAGAACCTAATCCAGCATAGAAATTTGCCATACCGGGACCAATACCAGTTCCACCACTAGGATCAGTTGGGAATGAACCATAATTACCACCAACAGTATCATATCCCGGTAAATAATCACCAAATTGATCACTACCAGCATAACCAGGATTGGCACTACCTATTGGTGTTCCACCACCACCACCGCCTAATCCCGGAATTAATCCTAATAAACCAGAACCACCACCTCCACCTAATCCGCCTAATCCACCCATTAAACTACCAAGTAATCCCATACCAGAACCAATATTGCCTAATGCAGATTGATAATTACCGGGAATAGTTGCTTTACCAAGTTGACCATTGATAATCATTTGTGCTAATTGGTTCTGTAATCCACCAATTTGCACACCTTGACTACCAGCACCTAATACCTGATTACCAAACATATTACTTAAACCGGGTGTGGTTCCATAAAGTGATGTTTTACCACTTAATGCACCTAATTGCTGATTTCCCGCACCTGAAATAGCAGATAAATCTAATCCTCTATTTTGAGTAGTATTAGCTAAATCAGCTAATCTATTCTGTGTAGCATTGGCTTGGTCAGATAATCCAGTTGAAGATAATCCGCCTAATCCATATAATTTACCTTGCTGAACTAATTGGGCAATAGCAGCTTCAGCATTAGTTGCAGTATCACCCGCCGCATAATTCGAATCACGAGCCACTTTTGCGATTGCTGCAGCAGTATTAGGTGAATATCCCGTACCTCTAATAGCAGCTTGTCTATTAATTTCCTGAGTATTCTGGTCCGCCATACTGCGAATTGGCGCAACACTTCTTGCGCGAATCGCGGAAATATCAGCTGGAGAGAATCCACCAGTATCAGCAAAACCACCATAACCAGCAATAGCTTTATCAATGGCTGCTCTACCTTGTGGTGTTACACCACTTGTGCTGCTAGAAGAACCACTTAAAGAATCCATACCATTACCTTTTAAGTCATCTTCTAGACGACCTAAATAGTATGGATCACCCGTAGAATCATATTTCTGTTTCCAATAACCTGCGTCAGTTACACCAGAACCCGGACCTGTATCAGTTTTACCATATTTTGCTAAAAGTTGGTCTACAGGATGATCACTAGCAGGTTGTAATGCGCCAGCTAAAGTTGATGATGCTGGCCCTGCTTGTGTCGCTCCCGCATATCTTGGGCCTAAAAACGTGCTATATAAACTAGCCTGATTAGGCATTCCATTTAAAAAATTATCATAGGAAGATTGAACATCTCCATAATTTTTTAAATTTGTGGCAACAGCAGGTCCATAAAGTGACTGGAAATTCTGTTGTGTAGCCTGATTACTCGTTGCCAAATTATTCAGGTTATTTCGTTGAGTTGTACCCTGATAATCAATTTGGTTTTGAGCTTTATCTGAATCACCCTTAGCCATTTATACCTCAATAAAAAGCGCGTCACCTTTACAGGGTTTAAAACCAGCTTTAATTAAATGTCGTTTCCAGTTATCATCTTGAATAAACGCATGAAGTTGACTATAACCAAGTTTACCACAAGTAAATAACTGGGTTTGAAGCATAGTTAAAAGCGCGCGCCTTTTAATTTCAACTGGTATATCTTTGTTAGTCATTATCACTGATTCAGCAATAGCCCTAACACCACCAGCTAATACAATTTCGTCATTCTCAACAACTACAAAGAAATCCATGAATTTTGAGCAAAAATCATCAAATGAGAATTCTTCTTTATAGAATCGCTCATGGATTCGTTGTAGTTTTTCATAATCTCTAGGATCAAAAGAACGAATAATCATATTAAGCGGGAATTAATAAATAAGCAACACCAACAGTTGTAGTAATATTCATAATAGTATTACCTGTTACAGTAACATTTCCAGTATTAGTAGTTCTTACTATGACATCCTTACCCTTATAATCATTAAGAAGCGCACCCGCTACCAAAGCTGCTACAGGTTCATTTAAACTAGTTTGATTATGATTTCCAACTGATGCAAAAAATATATTAGCTGAAGTAGTTCCAATAACCGGAAATCCGGTAGTATTGAAAACTAATTCAGCACTAGATGTAGGAGTTGCTATCCCGTTATTAGGAACTCCACCATTATCATCTTGATGTGCTGAACAATAAATTTTAATTGGAGCAATTACAAAATTTGGAACTCCCGAAATTGTTCCAATTGTTGAATTTGGTGAAATAGTTAAACCACCACCACCAATAGAACCATTAACCCAAACTTGTGTAAAATTTACCCCAAAAGCAGTTAATCCCGCTGATGCAACTAATGTATCAGCAAGAATTTGAATAGTTGTTCCATCAACTTGAACTCTTAATGGACCACCTGGTGTTCCATCACCTAATATTGCTCCAGCAGGATCAACAGCAACACTAGTTAATCCCCCACCACTAAAATTGTTAATAACATCTGCTGCGTTATTAACAATTACATCTTGAGACTGTTGAACTGCTTGAATTAAATTCTTTAAAATTTGATAAAGTGCAGGATTCCATTTCTGCACAGTTGATTCATTCAAACTAGTTATTAGCTTTGCATAATCAGGTAAAGTTGGAGGCTGCTGAAACCCCATTACTGTGGATAACCTGTATAAATTTCTTTAGTATAAAGAGTAATACGGTTAAATTTAGCGAAATCATTAATTGTGCTAGTTATGATCTGTAATCTAGCTTTTTGCGACATTAAATTAGCTAATAGAAATGGTTCCGTTCCTGGTGAACTTGCTAAAGCCGTATTTGCTAATGGATTAGTAATTGTTGAATCTAATCCTAAGAGCGTAGATATAAGATTACCAGTACCAACAACGCGATACCTAATACCCCCGTAGTGATTGATATTCTCGTCATCAGCATTAGGTAAATAAGCTGAGATAATAGTAGGATCAGGAATTTTAACTGCGCTAGCACCGTTATAAGTATCATTAGTAGCAGCGCTATTAATATAGTGGACACCTACATCACATCCCAAGAAAAGAATATTGGTTTTATCCCATAGCATTAAAGTAACCATACTATGAGTAAAAGTCCACTTTTGCCACTTAATTTTTTCAGCATTTAATCCATTAGAATAATCGCCAACTAAAACTGTATTAAATTGGGGAATTACAATAATTAAATCCTGATGCAAAGGATCAGTATAAGCTGAAACTTGACCTACATTGATATTAAATGGAGTAATACTAGCCCAATAATCTTTAATTGCATAACTTAATTCAGGTGTATTCATACTTCCTGTGAATACATATACACCTTGGTCATTAAGTAAAATGAATGATTCTACGTTAGTTCCACCATAAATTCCAACAGTGGAAATACCATGTTTACCACAACCCAAACCCTGATCAACAACTGCTGATGGCCATGATGTTGGAACATCTCCATTATCATTAAATGCCATCATTTTATTGAATTTCATTACATATAGAACATCACGATATTCTTGACAATATGTAATACCCGTTCCTTCTCTGGGAACAGTTAATAATCCATTAACAGCATCAAATGCTTCAGGTTCACCAGCATAAGAAACTAAAACAATATGAATTCCACCATCATAATCCCATGCTAACATTCGATTATGATAAGTTCCTAAACCGCCTACAGCCGGAATTGAACTAAGTAAATCTAATAAATGCGAAGCATCAGTGATTAATTCTGAATCAAAGAAATTAACTGTTAAAGTTGTAGTAGTATTATCATTAATTGTCCCATTAGGAACAAAGAATAACTGATATGAAGTAGGATCGTTATTATATGTAGCAGCAGCAATTAATTTACTAGCTACAATGTGTCGTTTGGTAATTAATGTTCCTCCACCTCCACCAAATACAGGAATTGCTGCCAAGTCTACTTTTTTATTACCTGGTGCAGTAACTGTTGGTGTAACCGCACCAATTTGAGTTAAAAAACCTGAATTTGTCTCATAAACCACGCCAAAAACATGTATTCCAGCTTCAACATTACCTGCTGTAGCCGAATTTGCCGCCGTCATGTTGCCTTCTGCTAGAGTTGGTGCAGTTCCAGCAGCTTTCCGCATCATTGTAGCACCATCACCATTGTAAACATAAACAAATTCACCAGTTAAACCTGATAAATTGTTATTTACTGATGGACTAATAAATGCTTTGCCATTAATAGAGACAAATCCAAAATCTGTCATTCCGGTAATAGCATTACTTACCTGAAATACACTCCACGCGCCAATAGCTCCAATAACATGATAAATTTTGTTATCGCTTCTTAATTCTAAGAATCCATCACCAGCAGGTGCATCAAAATAAGGATAAATTCTTAAAACATTGACATTATCTGTATTAGCAGGAGATAATCCAAATCGAGTTTTAAATCCTGATTCTAAAGTTTGGTAATTAATGAATTCAGTTTGGTATTCTGGCGGACAAGTATCTATATCACCACGATTCCAGTAACCTTGAAATTCTTCTAGTTTTAAAGGTGTGTGATCGCGCACTACCAACCTCTATTTTTGTAAGCAGCCATAAATGGGCGTCGGCGCGTTGCAATAGCTTGACGACCCTTAATAGAAATTCCTAAAAAATCATCCATTGCTATAGCAGCATTACCATTTAATGATGTAGCACGAGTTGGATTTTCACCAACAAATTCAGCACAAAGAGCAGCAGTTCGATATTCAAGAAATGACTGAGCATTAATTAATGCAATTGAAGTTGCTGTAGATGTGACTTTTGGTAATCGGTTTGCGATATACTGTAATTGAAGCTGGCGCGCCGTGGTAGCACCAAGAAATCTAACCTGTTGATTCTGCCAAGTCCACCAAAGTAAAGATTCAATCTGCTCAACTAATGGTGGTAAGAATTCTCTCCGTGTCATTGGAAGATAATCTTCCGATGAACCATTTAATCTTTCATTAATTTGCTGAATTTCAATTAAATCAGATGGTAAAGCTGGTGTAGTTGTAAAATCAAGCGCGGTAACTCCAACTGCTACAATTAAAGTAGTAGGCGCGACCTCATTAGTAATTGGAACATTATTTAGTTCCATTTTCTTTTCGAGATCGCGTTGTGCCATATTATAATAAGGAAGCTGAACCGCATAAGTATACTGCGATTTAGCTGCATCATTCAATAATACAGCACTCGTATCTAAAATATCTGCAACAGTTGGAGCGGCCATATTTTTACCGTGCGAATTCTAAACCAAGTGTTTTAAATTTCTCAGGATCAAGAATGACCTTGCAATTCGGACAAACAATAATACTTGCATTATTGAGAGTTCCACAAGCCTTGCAACGAACAAGGTCCATCTGAGTGTAATTCTTCATCCAATCTTTAGTTAAACTAAGTTCAGCTGCAGCAATTCGCATATCATTGCTGATTGAAAGAGGATTACCAGAAGTTCTAGCCCAAAGAATATCAGCAGCTTCAACTAATTTTAAATACCAATTCTTTTGTTTTTCTGCTGCGCGATCTAAAATTGGCTTATGAAGTGCTTTAAGAGCTTCAGGAGTAACAATTCCAGGCATGAAGAAAATACCAGGCATATTTTCATTCATATCACATTCAACTAATCCATTGCAATAATCTCGAACAATAGATTCGCCAATAAGAATAGCTGAAACTGGAATTTCAAGTAATGGTTCCTCTAATGATAATTCACGCCACCAACTAGAAGGACCAACAACTAAATGAGCAGGGTTATCATAACTTCCAGCAGCTAAATCAAATACACCCGGTTGAAGTGTAATCTTCTTCTCATGAATAGGAACCGGATAAATCGAGAATACTGTAGCTTTATCGAGGGGATTAATGGGTGCGCGAACTGTCTTACGACGAATATCATGCCAAGGAGCATTACCAACTACACTCATGATTTTATCCTCAATGAATTAATTTAGATGACATTCCACCAGTATAACCAACGCCCTGCTTATGAGCTAACGCATCACCAACTTCTGTCTCATTTCCAAACAATTCGTCTTGCAATTTCTTAACTCTTTCATCAGCTCTTAATTCAGGGTCTTGGTTATCAGGGTCAACATATTTGGCATACATTGATTCCTGACCTCTGGCTGCTCTGACAGTGTTAATAACGAATACAATGGCTTCCCACTTATATGGTAGGAACTGACCGGTATTAGTTTCAAAAACAAATAAAGGTTCATAACTAATTGGTGTTCCTAATTCTTTCTGTTGAAATGGCGGAACTTCTACGAGATTCTCTAAAACCCACTTATTATTAATATAATGACGATATTTAGGAACTTCACGAATTTCCGGTTCTAATAAGTGAATACCACTATCAGTAACACTCATTAACCTCTTTTCCATTTGGTCATGTGACCACACTACACGATAAATAGGAAGGCCGTTCACAACGTCCTTCCCATAAACTTCTTTCAATCGTTCATTAATTACAGCGAGTGGTTCCATTAACTTCCCCAGATAATAGACTGTGGCTGAGGTGAACCTGTTGCGCTATCTGTCCAAGGTGTATCAGGTGGAACAGCTTCTACATCACGAGAATACTGCGCATTCGTTCCCGGTTTAGTTTCAACTGTGAAACCGTTAACTTTGTAAATCTTGCCATCGGGCGCGCGATACAAATCACCAACCTTTAGAACATTGCCATTTTTATCATAGGCAACGCCACCGCCAACCGTTGTATCATGTTTCTTATCAGTCATTTTCTCTCCTTAAATTGGGTGCCTGAAAGTCCCTGCGATAAATTACCACCGGGTGTAATAATTTACCAACAATCAGGCACCCAAACTTGTTAGTAGCTAGGATACCACTTATTAGTGGAAGGATCCCAGCACATTAGCAACATCTTATTCTGCACAATAGTTGTTGCAATGGCGATGTTACCTGTAGTTGCAGTAACAGGTGGTGTAGCACTGGTTCCAACAAACGCCAATAATGTTGCACCAGTTGCCGGAGGTGTAATGGTAACAGGTGGAACTGTACCACTTAGAAAGGTTAGAAATGTGCTAGGTGCAATTGTTGAAGCCGAAGCAATTGTAACAGGCCTCGGCATAACATTGCTTGCAACAGTGTCCAAAGTCGCAGAGTTTAAATCATCATGAAGTAAACCATCTGGCGACTGATAAAACTGACGTAAATAACGATTGAACATTTACATTTCTCCTAATAACTGGGATACCATTTAGCTGCTGTGGGATCAAAAATCATCACTAATACCTTATTCTGAACAACTGTAGTAGCTAAAGCAATATTACCAGTTGTTACAGTGGTAAAAGGTGATGCTGCCGTACTTAACAGATAAAGAGGTCCGTTAAAATACGGGTTGGGTGGTGTAATCGTCGCTACAGGAACAGTTCCTGTTAACCGGGTTAATAATCGCGTAGGCGCAATAGTTGCCGCTGCTGCAATTGTAGAATCACCCGGAAATACGACGTTACTAGGATCAAATCCGCCCTGAGCACCTAATGCCGGATTTAACATATTAGTATCCCGATGGGACAGCTAACGTATCAATATAGGAGCAAGCAGCAGGATTAGAAACGAAAGTCTGCATACCCACAACCATATAGAAAATATCAGCCGTCGCAACGCCTCCAGAAGCACCACGAATTTCAAAGATGCTACGTCCATCAGTCTTATAGAAACCAATGGGTAGAATTTCTCCGCGACCCCAAACTTCATCAGTCACGAAATCAATTCGCGTTTTATCCCAGTTAAACGATTCCTTGACAGGAGCACCAGCCATCTGCATCCTATCAAAATACATATCTAAACCCTGGTCTTTAGCTTCCTTATAAATAACAGAAACTAACTGACCAATGTTTTCATATGCCTGCTTCTGACAAGGATGCATCCATGCCTTGGGACTAAAGTTATTATCAAGACCAGTACGATTACCAATCTTGTTAATAGCTAAACGTGGCAATGGAAGTGATAATGGAGCAGATGCAGCATTAACACGATTTGCACGAATTTCTGGTGTAGCACTACGGCTAAATCCTAACCAAGTTCCAGTTGAAGCATTGGAATCATGATAAGGAACACCAAATAATCCGGGCAAAGAAGCGGGAGCAGAAATACCGTTGGTAACAATCTTATCACCCGCAATAACACCAGCAATCTGCGGGGTAATAGAAATTGTCTTGTTTTCAACGTCCCATTGTGTGATAACACCAGAACCACGTAATGTAGCTAACGTAGTGTCAAATACCTGAACAGTCTGGCCATATCGCATTAAGCGAACACCAAAACCATCCGTAGTACAAACAATTACGTTGCTACCACCAGCAGGAGTATCTGAAGTAACGACACCAATCGTTCCAGAACCATCCTGCATCATCTGCGCATCTAACTGACGGCGCAGTTCGTCTAACGCTGTAGCAGTTAAACGACGTGTAGAATTGACGATAGCCTTACGTTCATCGTCAGTAGCCCACTGCGATAACTTGGTGTATTCAATATTCTCTGACATGAATACAGAAGTTAAAGTAGCCTTATCGAAAGTCGGCCCACCACCACGTCCTAAATCACCACCATCAGCATTAAAATACTGAAACGAACCACCCGGACGAATTTCTAAAGGCACTCGCATCTGCCTATTAGAAATCTTTTCTACATCGCGCTTCTTAATATTCGCGTAGAACTTGTCATCACGTTCAAACAATACGCGAACCTTAGGAATTACTCTTTCAAGCTCTAAAGCCTGAACATTTGCCTCAACTAAGGCATGGTACAGTCCATCAGGGGACTGTGTAAACTGCTTCATCCAATGCATTGTGTCTCTCCAAAAGGTTATTCTGAATTAAGGAAATCTAACGTACTCATACCTTTTGGAACAGCAGTTTCTTTGCCCCTATTATTGGCGGGAGCATTGCGCCCGACTGAAACTGGTCCCTTTTTTGTTACTTCTTCACGTTCATCTGTTACACGCTTTCCCATCCCTTTTAATGCCGCATTTTTGTGCTTCAAGATAATTGGACGAAGTAAGGTCTTTGCCTGATTTAAATGTGCGCGTTTAACATTATCAAGCGCCGCCTTACTATAGTTAGTTTTAAAAACCTGCTCCCAAAGTTTATCCATAGTAGCCTTGAATCGTGTATTCTGATTCATGGCACTTTCAACTTCTTCTAAAGCTTCTTTGATAGCAGTTTTCTTAACATAATCAGTCATCACACCTTTTGGGTCCATGTGATGTGAAATAGTAGACTTGATAATGTTAGTATTTGTTACCGCTAAACCTTCTAATGCTGATTCAAACTTCTGTTGAGCAAATTGCTGTTTTTCTTTACTTAATTCAGTTTCCTCATTAGATTCCTTATGAGGACCAAAAGGTTCAGCCTTTTTAAAATCAGACTTACCAAACATGAACTGATGAAGAATAACTGCAGCTGCTTTTAAATCTTCATTTTCAGAAGAATTAGCTTCAGTTACCATTCCAACGATAGTATTCTTAATTACATTACCAAGAACATGAAAATATGCCTGCTGGTCTGCCTTACCTAACATAGGCAGATAATTATCAACTAATTTATTAAATGCCTTCGGGTCTGACGATTTAACACCAGCTAAAACTGTATCAATATTTCCATTCAGAACTTCTGAGGAAATTTTATCGTATTCTTGTGATTTAGTGACCGCTTCCTTAGCATCCTCGATTGTGGGAAGAAGTTCAGAATACTTTCTCTCACGATAATATGCCGTTTCTAACTGAGGAAACTTCTTAAAAATATCCGGGTATAATTTAAGAATTTCTTTCCGCGAAATATTTTCAATTGGTTCTAAATCATCAACTTCAGGTTCTTTATCTTCTTCGTCTTCTAATTCGATCTTCTCTTCATTTTCGTCATCTTTTTTATCAACAGGTGGTTCATCATTAGTTAATAAATCAACTTCTTTCTTCTCATCTTTATTATCAGGATCAGGAACTTCTTCTTCCTTACCCATTTCATCAATCATATCATTGATTGATAAATCTCCACCTGTTTCAAGTGTAGTATCCGGCGGTGCAAATAACTTAAATAATTTATTGATTAGCATTTCCTGCTCCCATAGGTAATTTTGCAGCCGCAGGTTTTCCTGACGGCGGTGGTTGTTGTGGCATTGCCTGTTGTTTCATTGCGTCAAGATGAGCCTTACCATGATATAAAACATTATCATAACCGGGTCGATTATCAATTTTCGTCTGTCTTCCAACTGGCCCAACTAACCAACGTCTACAAATATCCCATTCAATTCCATTATTATCTACATCAGGATCAATAGGAACTGATGGCCCTTCAATTGGCTGACCATCTGGTCCCATACCCATAGGAATAGGACCAGACTGTAATAATAATCTAATTTCTTCATATTGCTTTTGTCTATCTTCCTCACCAGGAATTTCAAAATCCTCCAGTCCAATAGCTTGCGCTAATAATGGAATATTCTCAGGAGATGAAATTGCTGCCATTACTTCTTGATTATTACTCTGAAGTAATTGCATAATTACATCTTTTTTCTGTCCCCAAGTTGCGGGTAATTCCTCTGATGATTCTAATTCGACAGAACCAATTTTTCCTTCTAATTCTGCTTTTCTAATGAAAACATTCATAAATCCACCAGTTGATGGATCTTTTTGAACGAATTTTTCATCATCCTTAATTTCTTTAATGTATGCTGGAATTGCTTTACCGAAAATTTCCTTCCACCAAACATTAAACATCTTCCATGTGGTTCCTAATCTCTGTTGTGCTTGCGCGCGTGACATTGAATATTGCGCAGCAGTTTTAGAACCACCAGGTTGTGAACCGCCGAATAAACTAGGTAATGCCCCTGAAACTAATTGACCTGCTTCTTGAATCTGTTGAGTAAATGGTAAAACCTCACCTGATAAAGTTGCAGTCTTTACAGTATAAAATGCATCTTGTAATTGTTTACCACCACCCGGTTTTGTTGGAACAAGTGCGCCGGGAGAAACTTCCATCTGACCATATGCATCAAAATTAACTGTATCAGGTGATGCAAATGTCTGAGGAATACCATGTTCAATAGTCTGTAAAATAAGACTAGTTAAATCATTAGTAATTTCCTGAACTGAAGTTAAAAGTAAACCAAGTGGATCAAAATGAATATAATCAGATAATGGATTATAAGTTAATGTCCATGCATCATCTAAACATTCATTCTCTGATTCTACATAAATATCATTAACAAAAACACATCGAACCCCGTCAGGGAATTTCTTACAAAGATAATCTCTATCTTTCTTATCCGGTAAAACTTCAAATGCACAGGGTCTTAACCAAGCATTACGAACTGTGCAAACATTAGTAGGCTGTTCACCATAGTATTGCGTTGAAGTGCGCGCCCACTTACCATACATATCATCGCCACTACCAGCAGTTTCACCTGGACCAATTTTAGGTGTGCCAGTAATTTTATCTCTTAAACATTCCCAACGCGCTAATGGATTAGAATAATGAGTCTCATAAGAGAAAATTAAATAAGGGCAATCTTCTTGCTTGCGCGCGTAATTAGGAACTTTAACGTATAATCCACCATAGCATTCTAAACACTGTCTTGACTTAGCTTTGCGCGTAGAACCAACAATTCGTTCAACAATAATTTTCTTTTCCTGAATTGTTGCTTCAACTTCCTGTTCACACTGAGGACAAAAATTTTCTGAAGCAAGTAAATCATGAATTTGAACATCAGTCTCATCGGGATCAAATTCATCAATTAACTGATTTGTTACTGCATCAGGAATTACTGTTCCACAATTAGGACAAACTTTCTCTTCAACAGATTCTTCTGAATTAGCTTTCTTAGGAACAGTATATTCACCATACTTATAATCTTCTTTAGTATAGCGAAAATTGGCTACCATTCCTTCAGTGCAGTAAATGAATAGCGCGTGAAGCCAAAGTAATGATACATTATTATGTTTACTAATTAAATCTGCAATTTTATCTCCTGCTTTTGCTGTATCCAAATCGCTAGGATTATCTGCATCATCAGGAAAACAACGAACAGATGGAATAGTAATAGATAATGCTGCAATAATGGATTCGAGATAAGCTCTGAATACATTAATAGGTTTATCATAATATCCAGAGTCATTACTATCAGTTAAAGTAGCATCATCAAAAATGCGCCAATCATGCGCAATTTCAGACCACCACAGTCGCTGAAATCCAGCCCAGTAGTATTTAAGTTTCTTCCACTGAAGAATCTGACGCTCACGAACAGCTACATCTTCGTTATTGAAATGATCTAAAACTGTTTTAAGCAGTTTTTGACATTTCTCATCGTCATCAGAATCTTTATTATATTCGCTCACTTTTTTCTCGGCAGAATCTTAAGTTTAGGCAAACGTAACTTCGGCAACTTTTTTAAAGTTGGCATTAATGAAGATTTCATGACACATTATTACCCATCATGTTTCGACGTAACATTTGCTGTGGTCCAGGATTAACACGCATACCCGGTGATGGTCTTGCCATTCCCATCATACTTTGTGGTGCAATACTTAAACTACCCGGACCCATTGGTGTAAAATCATGACCATATTGACCAAATGGTGAACCCATAGAACCGCCAGAACCAAATCCGGGGCCATTATTAGGTATAATACCAGAATCACCCCCACCAAGATAAGGTGGAGTTTGACCACCAAAACTTGGTGCAACAGAACCTGCCATTCCAGCACCGCCCTGACCTAATCTTTCCATAATACTATGCATTACGGAATATTGGTCCATCTTTGGAGCTTGCGCACCCTGTGGCGAATTAACTGGACCAGCATTATCACCTTTAGCCATTATTTTGAACCTTTCATGAATTCACTACGCTTCTTCGGTGGAGTTTTGTGAACAAATTCTTCAGCAACTTTTTTAGATGGTCCCATAGAAGTTTTCATTCCATGAACAATACCAGCCATAAAACGATATTGTTTAGCTGACTTTGCTGGCATCATCTTCTCCTAACAACTCTTTTTCAAGTTGTTCTGTAGATTTAGAAGATTCATAAATCTCAGATTTCTTTTGTTTCATAACTTGTGCTGCGCGTCTATCTTCAGCTTCTAACATTTCCTTCTTTACACGCCAGCTAACGGCGCGCGGAACATATTGCTTTTCTTCAACTACTGGTGCAACAACAGGTTCTGGATTTAAATGTTTAAGAACTGAATCAAGTAACTGACGATTATTATAGCGTTCGGCTTCTAACTCTAACTTTAAAGTTTCACAACTAGAACAGATTTTATTTTCTTGCTTTTCTAACCTACATTCATCACAATGTGGATTAAATAAATGATGTAACCACTTAATCATCGTAACCTTCTTCTATGATAGCGTGGAATAGCTGATGCATGTCTGTGTTCTGCTTCAATAGCTTGTGCGCGTCTAAATAACATATTCCAATCTTGAGTGTTATTAAAATCTTCTACAAGTTGCTGTCTAGCCTGAACTTCTTTAAACTCTGCTTCAGCTTCATCGAAGTATTTATCAACAGTATCAACTACATATCGAATATTATCGTAAGGATCATCACCTTCAAATTCAGCTACATCTTCAGGATTTGTTTTATCATAAACACAAGATTTAATAGCTTCCGGTAATAATGTTATTGCCTTGCCTTCAGGAGATACATCAAAAATCTGAAGTCTTGGAATATTTTCTTCTGTCGTAGGCACAGAGAAGCGACGCTTATAAGATTGATAACCAGCATCACCATGATTGCGTAGAATCCACATAGCGAGTTCTTCATTATATGGTTCCACTTCTTTGATCGGAACGTAGATTTTTTCCCATCGTAGATATTCATGAAGTAATGATTTGCCAGCAATTCTTGAACCTGCTGTATTCGTGGTTAATGTAACTCCACGCCCTAACGCTTCTTCTATTTGAGTTTGAATTGTATGATCTTGTCCTCTATCTTGTCCTGCTGATTTACAGACTTTGATAGACTTAACATTTTCTTTATCCAAGAATTCTTTGACATATGGTGCCCAGATATTTATCTTAGTTTTCTTCCATGCCATTTCTCGATATACATAGGCCCGTCTTGTTGGGGAAATGGCCGTAAAAGTGACATAATTCCAAGCAGCAAAACCCCAATCAATGACAATAATTCTAGGCCACCAAGCAGGAATATCAAAGCACTTAACAATGTGTAATGCGTGATCAGGTTCTCCAGGATATGTTTTATCACGAAATTCCTCAAATACCTGACCTTCGTATGAATTCCAGTCGCCGTATTTCTTTGCACGCTTTTCGGCCTCTGGCATCATTTCCAGAGACTGTGCATAGTTAGGATCGATTTTTGTATTATCAGCTAAGGTAGAGAAAATGAAAATACGTTTATTACCACCCTTACCAACAATAACTTTACCACCACGGGGAGCATGTTTAATAAATCGATTCTTAACAAATGTATGTCCAATATTACCCGGCATACCAGCACCACGAATGATTGCCGGTAATTCTGGAACACTTGTTCTAACGCGCTCAAACCCAATGTAAAGGTAAATAAATTCAGTTAATGTCTGAACTTCATCTGGTAAAAATAAATTGATCTCCATCGAATCATATCTATGAACATCGTTCTCATTCTCACAATGTCCAAAGAATACTGATCCTAATGATCTATCTCCACGCGGTCCACCTTCACCTGAACTAAATTCCCAAACTAAATCTGATTTATTATAATGACCACCGAATGCGGTATAAATTTGTCTACTACGTGGAATGATTTCTAATTTAAGTTCCGAGTAAGTCCGACGCATGAACAATGCTTTAAATCGTGGGTGTTTATAAAACTCACGCACAATTGGATACATGAACAATATTTCAGACTTACCCGGACCTGCACCACCACCGAAAAAACCTTCTTTAATAGAATCCGGCAATGCAAGAAATTGTTCTTGCGGTTTGCTAATCGGTTTCCATTCGGTGATGATCTTACTCATTGTTACGTAGTAGGCTGAGCAGCAACAGCAGCCGCTAATGCAGCACTAGCTGTTTTAAGATTATTAACTTCATCTGTAACTGGTGCAAGTTCAGCAGCAGTTGCACCATTTGCTAATGCAGCCTGAACAGCAGCATCAATACGCGCTGCAACACCATTTAATGCAACAACTGCACTTTGTTCAACACCAACCGTATCATTTACTGCCTGCGCTAAATCACCTAAAACCGGATTAGTCATTTTTCTTCTCCTGCACAAAAGAATTATCCACAGCTTTTTTAAGTTCACCTGATGCCTTGTTTAATGTTTTAGCCTCCTGTGAAATGATTTGATCCTTCGGCAGATTAATAAAATCAATAAATTCTTTTAATTCATTTAATGAACTAAATTCAAATCTCATAATATTACCTAATTTAATGCAAATTCTATAGAAGATCTAACAATACAAGTATTACCCAATCCCCAAACTGCACCATTTAAATTCGAAAAAAATCTTTCATATCCTAATCCAGCAACAGGACCTCCTACTGATAATACAGAAGCAAGTCCAGGACTTAATACTTGACAAGGAAGTGATGTTGTACTAAATCCAGTATAAGTTGATGGTAACGCAACTCTAAGTTCTACGTCAGCTACTCCACCAGTCGTGGTTCCAGAAACATTAATACTATAAATTAATGTATTTCCAAAAACTTTAAAACTTTGATCAGTTACATTAATTCCGGCAACTGTCCATGTCATTGCTCCAGAAGCAGTGAAATTTCCTGCCGCAAATGGAACTGTTATCCACGCGCCTTGATCATGCCCAATTAATTGCCAGTTTTGTCCGTCATAACAATAACTAATATAACCACCGAAAGCTACAGGAGTTTCACCCGATTGAACAATATTAGTTAATTGATTACCCGCATTAGTTAATCCACTATTATTTAAAAATCTGGCAACAAATGCACTAGTATTTTTAAAATTAAAAATATATCCTATTCTACCACCAACTATTCCTGCAATTGTAATATCAGCAGCACCATTCCATTCTATAGTTGTAATGGGAAGTAATGTACCAACATTATAATTATTTACTGCTCCTGTAGATTGATTACCTCTAAGGACAGTAGGAATAAATGGATTAAGAATCATGTAAATTCTTGAATCGCTAAATTACTACTCGCGCCTCCCGCTATTGCATTAATCTGAGCTAAGTTAAAAGTTCCTTCATCCATTTCCCATACTCCACCTGGAATTAATGTAATGCCACTTCCTAAAACTGCAGCAGCACCAATTCCAAATGAAATATTGTTAGTGGATAAATTAGTTAATACTAATCCTTTTCTATTAACATTAGCTCCAACAGCTTGTGCTGAACCTGTTCCTACACTTGCAACTGTTGGCGCACTAGCTGTTAAAGGAACTTTAGAACTAACTGTTCCACTAATTTTAACTGTCCCATCCCATTTAACTGGACCAAGTACAGCATCCTGAAAATAATTCAGGACTGCTAATACTTGACCATTAGGTAATAGGACTTCTAAACCCATTAGCCAACCAAAAGTTCACGAATCTTTAAAACAGCTTCGCCCTTATTCGTATTCTTTAATAATTCAGTGATTTGGGTATAACGTGCATCATCGGCTTCTTTTAACTTTTCCTGAAATACTTTTCCTAACATTGTTAAGAAAAGTTCTTCAGGTGTAGTTCCCTGTCGCTTTGCTAAAAATGCTAAAGCATATTCAACATCATCACCAGTCTGAACAGTTCGTGCAGCCATTTACTTTCCTCCATGAGCGGATTGATGTTTCTTTAACGCCTTCCAATAATCATCACTTAATGGAATGTCATCAACGTGGCGATCGGCTTTTAGTTCAAGTAAACGCGCCGCAGATGCTTCTAAATCTTTATTCAAATCGATGATCTCTAGTTTCTTCATAATTCACTCATATGCTGGAATGTCAAGAACTACTTCACCGATTTTAATCATTGTTTTCCATTTACCATCTTTATACATCGTGGCTAATGAACAATGTGTCGCGTGCCAAATTGGAACATTTGTATCACAGTAAACTTCAATGCCAGCATCGATAAGAGATTTCTGAAAGTAAATATCCTGGCCCCATTCCTGTTCACCTTTAAAGGTATTAACAAAATAAGGCTTTTTTAACTTATCGAACACTGACATCTTGATTAGAATACCACCCATTCCAGTAGCTTTAACTCTAATTAATCCTTGATCATAGTCTTGTAATTTATAGTATTGTAATCCTTCTTCGTTAGCATCTCCATAAACATAAGCAGGAAAAGGCCAAGTTCGATTAGGACACAATCCAGTTACTACATCTTTATCATGTGTAAGTAAGTTAATTACTGTAGCAGGAGGAAACATTGAATCATCCTCTACAATAAATACATGAGTAAAGTCACCTTCCTGAGCTAACCTAATAATACTATTTAAATTAGCTGGAACTGAACCACCCTTAATTCTTTGACGAACACTACCTTCTGGTAAAATTAATCCGTAAAAACAATCGTAAAATGAATCACAGACTGGAGTTTTACCACAAGGTGCTGCACAATAAACTTTAACATCACTCATTGTTATCGCCGATAATGATAACAATTACTTTAGCACCAGTTGGAGTAGAGGGAACTACGCCAGTTTGGAATGTTGCAGATGCAGAATTACCATTATTCGATGCGGTTAAAACTGCAGTATGATTTCCAACTACGTAATTTGCAACTGGTACAGAACATTGAGTTACGTTATTAACTGCAATACAAGTGACTGTAAGATTTAAAGGTTGCGCAGCATCTAATTTAAGAGTATAAACATATGATTGCGCGAGAGTTGGCGTTTCCTGCATATTCCATGTTGCTGTTGCAGTAACACCCTGCGCGTTACCTAAACTAGCTATAGTTAAAAACGAAAGAGCTAACAGAAATCTTTTCATTATTGTCTCACCATACAAAGAGTTGAACTAGGAGCCATTGTCGTAAAATAATCAAAAGCATCATTACAATCTTGAATCGTGCAACGACCTCTAACCCAAAGATAGGTTAATAACTCGTACATGATATAGAATCTTGGTCCGCGCGTACATGGATGAATTATGTATTTACGAGTTGGATCATCATTTACAGGTTGATCAGGTGGACGATTATAAATCTCAGAACAACGATTTAAAATCTGCCAAGTATTATCTGAGTGAAGATTAAATGGATCGTATTCACTCAGTAACGTATCATATGCGTCTAATGGTCCACCAGTTGTCCAATCTCTACCAGTTTCACCTACAGGAATTTTACCAGTTGAATGCTCTAAACCAAGATAACCATTGGGTAAAATTTCTCTAAAGTAATTACCAAAATCAATTACACGTTGTGGTTGAAGATCAGGAACTTCATTAGCAGGTGCCCAACCATAAAACACAGCATCATAACCTGGAACAAAACAAATGAATCGTGTTAAATCATGTCCTTTATAATCTTTCATAGGTTCAATGATTCTTTGAAGATTATTCATTAACCATTGAAAACCATATGTCCAACCTTGAGGATCATTATATTGACCCTGTTGAGGATTATCATTAACTGACATTCCATCACCAGCCAAGGCGAATTTAACAAACATACCTTGACGGATAATTAAATCGAGCCGTCTACAGACCTCTTCAAGATTATAAGCGAGGTCCATACCTGGTACAGGATAAGTAAAATCGCGTTCTGAATACTGCCAAGAAATGTCCATTTCCACATGAGTAAATGTCAACTCCTTCATCTGCGCGCAATATGATATAGTATCCTCATCATTTAACGCGCCACATTCAGGTCCAAATGCTGGAATCCAACCAAATTGCTTTGTAAGAATTGATACACCCTGAAACCCACTAAAGACATTACATACTTCTTCTCTAGTGGGATATTTAGGGAAAGAACTACCCGCCTTTAATGGAGGAAGAATTACAGCATTAGGATCCGTAGAACCAGTTCCAACAAAGATGTTCTGATTCTCATCATCAATAGTTAACCGTTGAAGGTAACTAAGATAACCATCAGCTACAATTTTTAAATAACCACTACCTTCAGTCCAAGGAAGTGTAGATAATGAATAACCATCAGCATTAGTTAATGGCATTACTTCACGTTGCCCATTAACTTCTAGTGTTGGTTCTACATTTGGTAGTGGTTGACCGGCTAAATCAACTACGATTACTGCTTTAGCTCCCATATTTAAATCCTTACTTCTTTTCTACGTTCTGTTCTTTCTTCAATAAGTGTTGCCAGTTTTTCCATGGATCTATTAACTTCTTCTAACTTATCCGATATCTCATGCATATCATCTCGTATACTTGCGCGCCATTTCTCTAATTCTTCGAGACGCGCCGAGTGATGACCGAGTTTAAATATCACATGCGATACGAAAATTGCTAGAGTTAATAAAATCCCTGCAACCGCCGTATTAGGCATTTACGAGATCGTGACAGTGAAATTACCACCTGAAATAGAGACAGTAAAAGTAGTAACACCATTCATATCAATATCTGCAACCTGGTTACTACCATAAAAGATTCGCATGAACGATGATGTTGGAAGAAAATCCATTCGTGTAACTGCAGCTAAAACAACTGCAGTCATCTGATCAGCGGGTCCGGTTTTAGCTGTAACTGTAGCTTGTGCTGTAGGCATTATCCTGCTCCTGCGCAAATGAAACGAAGTTTATCGGCTGCTGTCCACGCGCTTGCGCCAGTAACTGTAACTGTGGTAGATGTAGATGCAGTTTGTCTAGTTACAACTGCTGAAGTTTCATCACTCACAAAACAAATCCAAGTTCCTCCTGAGTTTGTTGCAGGCATTGTTAATACACCAGATGTTGCAACACCTCCAGTTCCTACGTTAACAGTAAATGCAAATGCACCACCGTAAACATCTGTAATTGTAGGGGAAGTACCAAAACCTGAATTAACTGTGGGGGGAAATGTTGAAATGATAGGCTGCGCATTACCTTCAAAGATAATACCAGCATTATGCTGACCAGCAGAATCTTGTAACTGTAAATAACGTCCCCAAAATCCACCTAAGTTAGTACCATCACCAACAGTTAATTTCATGTTGGGAACGGTTTGTGGAATTGCGTTAGAGAATGTAGCGACTTCTTCTTTTAATCCACTAGTTGTGGCTGGCCCTAATAAAATTTGCTGAGAACTCGTATTAGGATTTACCGTAATTCCATTCTGAAATGTCTGACGTTGTGTCCAAGTATTTGCTACAGTTACAGATGCACCACCAGAACCAGAACCACTTCCAGCAGAAGATAAACTACCAGAGAAACCAACTTGGCTTTTTAGATCATGAGATGCGCCATACGCGATTGATAAAACAACGTATGTCGCTACAATGAATTTATTTGTTTTGGTCATAACCTAAAAATCAAGATTGTTAAATATAATATCATTACTACAGATAAACTAAGGCACGTTACTGCTAACGCGATAGTAACTAACCTGAATAGTCGCATCTGTAGTCACCCTAATCATTCTGAGATTCTGAATATTAGCAAATCCCCATACTGTGAATGAAGATCCTAAAGGTTGTAAATGACCCTGTGTTGCAGTTGGCGCACCAATAGTACAATTAGTTCCAGTACAAGGCCACCATCTAATTGCGTCAGTTTCTACAGTGATATAAGCATAATCTGCGCGAGTCTGACTAGATGGAGTTCCCGTAACAACTGGAGCATATGTTGCAGAAGTTAGTGCTTTGCTAACATTACTTACGGTAAGAACCTCACCATTAAATCCTGCGCGATATTGGGTCGCGTTAAATTGTGGCTGTTGGGCTTCACCTACATTAACTAAAGCTAATCCAACTAACAACCCAATAGTTAAAATTCGCTTCATCATTTTTTGTTACCTTTACTCATAATCATCTGACCGACTTTTTGCATCGATGGAGAAATGGAACCCATTTTAAAGTTACCTGGCTTAGGTTTCTTTAATTGAAGTTTTAAATCTTTCATGGTTCAGTTCCAATTAACTTAACTTGACTCGCCGCGAATTCTTTTAAAGAAATCACATTCTCGATTTTCACATATCTATTACCATCTTCTTTGGTATAGAATGGAATAGTGTATTCAAGAATATCTTTAACTACTGATTCCTTGGTGATCTTCATTCGTTCACCGTAATGACTTCAAAATCTTCTTCCTCATTCTGGCGAGGCTTATAAACAATGACCTGATTCTGAGTTAAATTAGTAGGGACGTTTGGTTCGAGATTACGCACAATCGCAGACATATCTTTAGCGATGCCAGCAATATGCCGCACGTTCTGATCTTTAATTTTATCTGAAGTGATTTCTGCGAGTGCTAAGGATAGCTTTTGGCGGGCGATCGAAGTAACTTCACCAACTACTACATCATTTGATTTCTTTAATTCTTTATCTGGTTGATTATAACTAGCGGTGCTCGTCGCGCCATTCTTATATGCGGATACAGATGATTCACTAACACCAAATGCTGCGCTAACTTCTTTTGCAGGAGTTCCTAATAATGCTTCTTCAGCAGCAAGTTTTCTAATAGCTTCAGGAACTTCTAATCTACCAAATCCGCGCCCTCTAGTAATATCAACAACTTTACCAACTGGATCAATTGTTTGTTCAAGTTTATCAATATGCAACTCATTTAAATCAAGTGAAGTGATAATCTTGATTTCTTCATTAATGATTTGCGCACTTGGCTGGAGTTTAGATAATGATGCATTGAATGTTGCATCATCAACAATCATCATTGGCATAATATCACCATACGAAGTACATCATTGGCATAACGAAACCTGTTAAAAGTGTCTTTTTCGGAGCTTTCCCGTGAGGACATCTTACTCGATTTTGCGAAGCAAGTCAAGCACCTCCGAAAATTTCATTTAATTAAATACTTGCGAAGCAACCGAAAACTTCATTATGTAGGTATATATGTATAGTATCTAAAAAGGGGACCCATTATTTAAAAACAAAATCTAGATCGCTCAATATTCCCTGTGGGAATGGCAAAACAGTCCCTCTCTAGATTGGTATAGGGGGTGATTGTGTCACTAGTAATTGTGGTTCTAGTAATATTCGCGCGTATTAGTTGGGGTATTGACAGGTCTGATATAATCTGCGTATCGCATAACGCGATAAGGAGATTAGCTGAATGAGAGTGAAACTGATTGCATGTGGAATCTGTGAACACTGGCATATGCCTAAAGCACATGACGGCCATTGTCCCGCCTGTGGTTCTACGAAAATCTGCTATCGTCACAAACCATTCTACATTAACGAAAAGGGGCGAATTGTAATCCGCTCAGGATGGCCGTTGATTCTCAAAAGATTGATAAACGTCGCGGCCATGTCTCAGGACTAAACGCCCCAAAACGACGAAAGGCCCGAGCCTGATATATTCAGGTGTCGGGCCTTTTTTATTGCTCGATTTTGTTACTAGCTGTTCAGGAGCGAATCCACGAACTTTTCAGCAGTCTCGCGAGACTTTCCAGCCTTGATTGCAGACTTAATCATCTGCTCACGAATTGCTGGCATCGAATCAGGGTCTTGTGCAAACGGTGCGACTGCCTTCTGCCGAGCCGTAGAATTTGCTGTAGCCTTCTTTCGTGCGTTGCCAAGCTGTAGCAAGTCAGTCGGTGAAAACTCGTTTCGCAGTTCCGCTTCATTTTCCAAAATATCGTATTCGTAAGTATACGGAACTTCCACTTCGAGCGAACCATCCTTGCCATTGCTGAAGTCTTTCACAGTCGCGGTCGCCGTTGCAGTTTCCTTCTTAGCCATTTTTGTAAGTCTCCAAATCTCGCAGTCAGGTTAATCCCGACTGACAAAAAACAGTATAGCATACCTCCGGTTTCCTGTCAACAAAAATCGCCCCGACTCCCTATAATTTATTATACTCCCCTACCCCACTATCATATACATATATGGAAAATATGCCGAATCTCTCTCTCTCGTTGCTTCGCAACATTATAAAAAATTAAATGTGTCCGAAAAAACGGTCAGTATACCTCTCTACTCCCTACCGGGTAGGGAGGTAGTGGGTAATCCGTTACCCACAGGCCAGCACAGGCTAGGATAATAGTTGGATAGTTTGTTT